TGAGCCAGAACCAGAATCTCAACCCGAAGTTGAAGCTGAGCCAGAATCCGTGGATGAGTCTACTGAAGAAGATACTGCAGAAGCTGAGACTGATGCGCAAGAGGAGTCTGAATCGGAAGAGAGCGTTCAAGAGACTGAGGCAGATGAGGAGCAACCAGAGGATATGGAGGAACCAGAAGATAAGGGTGAAGCCGAAGAGAAACCTGTAAAGAAACCAGAATCGAAAAAAGAAAAAGCTGCAAAGAAAATTGTCAAAAAGATGGGTGATAAGGGTAGATATGACTCAACAAATCAGTTAAAAACATTAATCGTGATGCAAGTGTTAGGAGATACAAAATCTTTTTTTGAATCACAAAAACAACTGGAGGATCGATTAGATTTCTTTACTGACTATATGATACCAGATGCACAAATACAGAATAACAATATAGCGCAGTGGTATTTATTTGGTGGCAGTGATGGCATGATGAATGATATGATAGAGTTACAATGGCAGAAGTAGAATTACCTGGTGGTATCAAATTTAAAGGTGGCAAGATATTTGTCATACTTACAGCGTTAACAACAGCAGGCGGTGCTTTGTGGGGTGGTTTTGAATTTTACAAAGATTACCTAACAATGAAAGAACAGATACAAGAATATGTTGCACCAGATTTATCTGAGTTCGATAAACAAATAGCTCTTACAAAAGAAGAAATGAAAAGCAAAACAGATCTCATACAAACAGAAGTAAATATGATTATGCAAGAAATGGAAATGATCATGTCTGAGATAAGACTAGTTAGTGATGTAGCTAATGAATTAAAAAATGATTTACGACAAGATGTCAGAAGAGTTGAGAAAATTGTAAATGATGTAGAGCAGTTGGTCAAAGAAGATTCGAGAGAAACCAACCAGGAGTTAAGACAAACCACGAAGGACATTCAGGAAGACATGGAATTATTAAAGGATAAGTTGGAACAAGCCATGACTGAGCTAGAAGAGAAAATAGATAAAAGAATAAAACTCGCATTAGAAAACCCTTTATCACAAATGTAGGTATGGCTAAACCACCTACTAACGAATACTTTACACCTATCAAAAAAAGGACTAGTATAGGGCGTTCTCCACGCAGTAGGCCAAAGAACAAAAATAAAAGACGCCAGTACGTTAAATACAGAGGTCAAGGATGAGAAAAGGACTATATGCTAATATACATGCTAAAAGAAAACGTGGTGGCAAAATGCGAAAAAAAGGTGCTAAAGGTGCGCCTACCGCAGCTAATTTTAAAAGAGCAAAACAGACAGCGAGGAAAAAATGACTAAATTATGTCCTAGAGGTAAAGCAGCAGCTAAGAGAAAATTTAAAGTTTATCCAAGTGCATATGCTAATGCATACGCATCAAAAATATGTGCAGGAAAAATAAAAGATCCAAGTGGTGTAAAAAGAAAAGATTTTAAAGGGCCAAAAAGAGCTTCTGGTGGTGTTATTGATTTTAACAAGTTATCTCAAGAAAGAAAAAAAGTTTCTCAGTTTAATAACGGCGGAGTGGCAAGAGGTTGCGGTGCTGTAGCTGGAAGTAAAAGAAAAGTAACTAAGTTTAATTAAAATGTCAGGTCATAAAGGCTTAGCTAAGTGGTTTAAACAAGATTGGGTCGACATAGGCTCAAAGAAAAAAGGTGGTGGTTTTAAAAAATGTGGAAGATCAAAACAAAAAGCCGACGCAAAAAGAAAATATCCAAAATGTGTTCCAGCAGCTAAAGCTGCAAGAATGACAGAGAGTCAAAGAAAATCAGCAGTTAAAAGAAAAAGATCTAAAGCACAAGGTGTTGGAGGAAAACCAACTAACGTTAAAACATTTGCAGCAACAGGCGGTTTAATAACAAACCAAAGAAGAGCTGGAGTAGCACAGAAAGGTTTTGGTTTTAGAGGTGTCTTCTAAAAAAGATCCTAAAGTAGGAACAGGGAAAAAACCAAAAGGTAGTGGAAGACGTCTCTATACTGACGAAAATCCTCGTGACACTGTGGGTATTAAGTTTGCTACTCCTAGTGATGCTACCAAAACTGTTAAAAAAGTTAAAAAAGTTAAAAAACCTTTTGCAAGAAAAATTCAAATATTAACAGTTGGTGAACAACGTGCTAAAGTAATGGGAAAAAATAAAGTAGCAAGTATATTTAAAAAAGGTAAAAATGCCATTAGAAAAGGAAATAAAAAAAGACGTACGTAAGTGGTCTGAACATTTTTTAGAAATACCAAATAAACATTTGGATGGGTTTCCAGCATGCCCATTTGCAAAAAAAACATGGGAAGATAATAAAATTGTTGTTGAAGTCAAAAGAAAAAATAGATGGTACAAAACAGAATTAAATCAACATTTAAAACAATTAGATTTTTCTGTTCATGAAATATTGATATTTTGTGACCCTTACTTTAATTACTCTTTGGAAGAGTTTCAGGACATTATAGATGCGTACAATAATTGGTATAATAAAAAGGATATATTTTTTATGGGTTTTCATCCCAGCAACCCAGCCAACGAGGAGGAGCAAGAATTTCTCGTCACTCCAAATGGGGACACCCCTGTTGTAGAGAGCGATTTAAGGTACTCCATGATGTTAGCACAAAAGTTCTCGCAATTACAGGAAGCTTCTGATAAACTACACAAGGCTGGTTATTACAATAAGTGGCCAAAAGGATACTATCAAGACGTTGTGGTATCTAGAGCTAAAACCTATAAACGAATATTCGGAGGTCAATATGATGGGTAAGAAAAAACAAGTCGGCATGATGAAACGTGGCGGCAAGGTTAAGAAAAAAGTTGTAAAGAAAAGAGGCGGCGGAATGATGAAAGATCCAATGGCTATGATGATGGGAGGAAAAGTTTCTCCTAGAAAAGCTATGGGTATGATGGGCGGCGGAGCTGCCATGAACGGTAAGAAAAAAGTTGTCAAGAAAAGAGGCGGCGGAATGATGAAGGGTAAGAAAAAAAAGGTAGCAAAATAGATGCCAACCTACGCTTCAACATCTAACTTTGATTTGACAATTGATCAAATCTGTCAAGAAGCATTTGAACGTTGCGGTTTGCAAATTCGTAATGGATATGATTTGCAGACTGCAAAACGTTCTCTTAATCTTATGCTTGCTGAATGGGCAAACAGAGGTATAAATCTATGGACTGTTAAAAAACAAGAAAAAACATTAGCAGCAAATACAACCAATTTAACAGGGACAAATTTGTTTGGTTCAGGTTCAGATGATTCACAACAAATTGTAGATATAACAGATGTAATTATAAGAGATTCAAGTAATAATGATTATTCTACTACTGCAATAGCTAGAGCGCAGTATTGGAACTATACAGTTAAAACGACCAGCGGAAGACCAACTCAATACTATTTTGAACGTACGATAAGCCCAACACTATATCTATATCCTGCAGCTGATACAGCTTATACTCTAATATATTATGCTCTTGTTCGCATGTCTGATTCTGGCGACTATACAAACAATTCTGAGATTCCTTTTCGTTTTCTTCCATGTCTTGTAGCAGGTTTAGCTTATTACATATCTATGAAAAAAGCGCCAGATAGAATGCAAGCTTTAAAATTATTATATGAAGATGAGTTTAAAAGAGCAGCTGATGAAGATGGTTCTAGAACTAGTATCTATATTACACCATCAACATACTATCCTAGCGGTGGAGGTTATTAATGCCGAAATATGCAAGTGGTAGATTTGCAAAAAGAATTTCTGACAGATCTGGTTTAGCTTTTCCTTACAACGAAATGGTAAAAGAGTGGAATGGCTCTACTGTTCACATAAGTGAGTTTGAACCAAAACATCCACAACTTGATCCAAGATATCATCCTACTGATCCACAATCTCTGGAAAATGCAAAACCACAAATTATAAGTGCTACTGTAGACTTAGGTATTAATTTAGTTGCAAGAAATATTTTTGGCGTTGTAACTCAAAGTATTTCACAATTTAATCCAATACCTGCACCAGGTGCATTTGAAACTGTTATAGTTAATACAATGCAACCAGAAACACAAAACAAAGATATTAAAATGCAAAGTTCAGTAGGTAGTCCAACAGTGGTAATATCATGACAACATATTCTGAATTAGTTACTCAAATTAGAGATTATACAGAAACAACATCTGATGTTTTAAGTGATACTATAGTCAATGATTTTATAGAGCACGCAGAAAAAAGAATATTTAGAGAAGTTGATCTTGATATATTTAGATCATATCAATTTGCCACTTTGACAGCTGGTAACCCTTTTGTATCCTTACCAGGAGCTAATACAGATAATATTGCTTTTGTAAGATCAGCACAGATTTATACAGCAGCTAGTCCAACTCGAGATTATTTAGAGCAAAAAGACATTACATTTATGAATGAGTATTGGCCAAACAGGGATACTCAAAGTAAACCGAAATACTATGCAATGTGGGATCAAGACACCTTATATCTTGCGCCTACTCCAAATTCAGCATATAATATTGAATTAGCTTTGAACAAGCAATCCT